CCGGCGAATACGCGAATGCAGTAGCATTTGCAGAGGCCGTTAACCCGAGACCTGAAGGATAAACCACGGCTGTTGCAACGATACTTACACTACCTATGCTTGATGTCAACCCTAATCCTGCTACTGGATAGCCGGATTCTTGACGAATAGTTCCTAAAGAACTGCTTAAACCAAAGCCGGTTAAATCAATAGTGATATCAGTAAAGGCAGTTTCATCTCCTAAAGAAGCCGTTAAACCGAATCCTGTGAGATTAATAGTGGCTGGTCCAATAACATAAGTAGTTCCAATCGTGGTAGTTAAAGATTGACCAGTTACCGATTCAACAACACTTTCTTCAATACTTAATGTTCCTAAAGAAACAGTTGCTGAAACTCCTGTCGGTGTAACGGCATAGGTTCCCGCTAAAGATCCTACAGAAGCAGTCATGCTCACTCCCGTGACTAATTCATGAATAGCATCAGCTGAAATTCCTACTGCACCTACAGAAGCTGTTGCACTGACTCCTGATGGAAGAGTGGAATAAGCATCACCCCAAGCTAAATTACCCCATGTCTTTCTTCCCCAACCAACTTCAATATCATCTTCAACTACTACACTTCCCGATGTAGAAGTTAATCCTAAACCACCAATTTCAATAGTTGTTGTGAGAGTATAAGTACCCCAGTCATAAGATCCCCAGGTTAAACGTCCCCACCCTTCATTATTAAATTCTTCTGTATCTCCTACTGATGCAGTAAGAGCTATGCCTGTGACTTCAAATGTTGGAGTAGCGTTTTGACCCCATTGGTTTTGACCCCATGTGGTTCCGGTCTGGTTCCAAGTATTTATAGCCATCGGAGCTTACCTCCTTACGCTATTCTTAGAATCGCCTGCGTACTTGTAGCTGCTGGGAATTGAATGGTAAATGTTCCAGCTGTTGCGGTTTTATCTCCACCGAAATCTAAAACACATACCGCTTTATCTGAGGAAGAAGTATTATAAATTAAAGCTCCTCTAGCTGTAATAGTTGCAGTCTGCCAAGATACATTAGCAAAATCAACACATGCTGTGTCAGTTTCTAAAGTTACCAACTGACCCGCTACTGCTAATTTTTTTCCACCCGCTGTATAATTAGTTCCAGAAGTTTCTCCAGCTGTTAAATAATCTGTTGTAGATTTGCCAAGAGTCGCTGTACTGATGTACATTGCAATTTTAAAAACATCTGTACTGACCCCAAAGTCGTGTTCGCCTTCTAAGATCTGTGTTTTAAATGAGTTACACACTGCACTTGTTGTTATAGCCATAAATCTCCTATTTAGTTAAACCCGAATCAGTCGTTGAAGGAGTATTAAGAGGGATACGAATTGTACCACTTGTGTAATCTCCTCTTCTTCGTCTTCCAATTTGTTCAAGACCGAATTTATCTATCTCCTGTTTATATCGGTTTTCATAATATGTCAACATATCCATTGGTCCTTTTAGATATCCAAAAGCCTCTACGAGAGAAGCATAAAGAAGGCCATTTCCGAACCTTTGACTAATATAAGTCGTCGTATTTCCTGAACTTAAGCCTGTAGGCATTTTTAAAAATTCCACTTCAATGGTATAAGCCGCATCGGGAGAAGGTCCTATTTTATAATATCCTGAACCCGAGCCATCTCCTCCATCATAATTAGCCCAATACAGAGGTTTTCCAGTATTACTAGTTTCATCCTGGGTATATTCATCTAACATGGTTTGATCTACTTTTTGTAGATACCACATGTTGTTAGAACTATCGGTCATTTTAATAGCTCTAATAATTAAACATCCTGAAGGAGCATTATAAGTTCCTTGGCCAGTGTTGGTTGTAGCTTTAAAATAAAATCTATTAGCATCAATATTAACATCTCTGAAGATTCTTTCTTCAGCATTAGCGATTAATTGATCAGTAATCGTGGAACTTAAAACCGAAGTATCAGTTTCACTAAAATTTAAAATTGCGGTAGTTAATGTTGCGTATGTAAATTGTGCCATTATGCTTGTAATGTGACTGGTCCTATTGAGATCGAGCCACCTCCTCCACGAGTATTACCTGTTGTAGCAGTTCCAGAGCTAACTGTAAACTGATAATAGTTGTAAGTTTCATTGTATTTAGTTCCATACTGAGAAATAACATGTCCCGCAGCTCTACAAATTTCTGATCCTTTTATTCCATCCAAGTCTTGGCAATCAGCATATTGAGCAACCGGATTGGTAGTCGTTCCTGTTCCTGGAGCTACCATAGTAGATCCATAAAAACGATAGGTATTTCCCAAAGTGCGTGTGTGGCCAGGTTCATAAACTCTCACAACAGAAGTTCCAGCCGTTGTAGTAAAAAAAGGGTTACCCCCTAATAAGGTACAGGTAGCAAATTCAGTTCGTGCTGTTCGAGGATGTTGTAAAGCTTGAGGATCTCCCCCCGTTACCTTTAATTCTAATTGAGGAGACTTAGGTTCATATTCAGAAATATGCACCCATGCCCCATTCCATTCTCTTACCATTTCAGGATAAGGAAATGCTTGACCGCTTCTATCCGAAATCGCCAACGAATATTTACCTTGAGAAAATCGTGCTGTCATTAACTCACCGATGGATAATAAGTTTGAGGAGTCACAAAAGCACTTGCTGCAGAACCATCTTCTGCGAGAGCTCTTGCTAATTCATCTTCATAATATAATTTTAATTCTTGTGTCTTAGCTGGATTAATTTTTTGACTTAAATAAAAAGCTAGACCTGATACTAAACATGGAAAAAATCTAAAAGGAACATCAGTTGTAAAACCATAGGCTCCATCTTTAGCTTGAGGATTAGGATGAGCTATTCCTGCATCTTGAATTCTTTTAATATAATAAATGTTTAAATATTTTCCTGCCTGAGAACTTCCTGGCGTTACATATAATGTAACTCTCGTTTTATCTATAAATCTTTGTACCCAAAATTGACTAGGAACTCCTTCGCTATTTTTATTAGCTAAAGCTCCATAAGTTGCTCTGTCAATTTTAGTTAGACTAATATCATTTTGACTGGTACCTGTCCCACTTCTATAAGCCGCTAATAGAACATCAGTAGCATTATAAATAAAAGTAGAAGAAGCGTCTGAACGTGCGGGATTTGTAGTACTGGAATCTCTTACCGTGTTATCCCAATAAATATCATAATTAGCTTGTCCATCATTAATGTAGATGGAAGCATTAGCTACTTCCCAAAAATGAATTCCTCTATTACCCCATTCTGATAATAAAATATTAAGAGAAAAAAGAGCAGTCTTTAAGCTCAACCCAGATGTCAATTGTACATTGCATCTTTCATAAGCATCTTCAATGCATTGAGAAACCGATGGGTTAAATGCGAGTGTATCTGAAGTCGCCATTTATCCCCCTATGCGTAGTAGAATGTTACGTCCGCAATAGTTGTTAAACTAACCGTTGGTTTAGTACGACAATATATACCTGTTCCGGGTAAGGTAACATTATATACCATTGGACTGGAAGAACCGTTTGGTGTTCCCCATACTCCTACAGAACTACTATTGTCTTCCAAATCAATTGTACCAGCTCCTGCTGTACAATTTGCAGAAAAACCTAAAATTCTTGCCGGTCCCCCAAAAATTTCAGTATTAGCTACTGTACTTGTTATTCGTTTAGCTTTTATATCTACTGGATATGTACTCATAATTTTCTCCTTTTAATTTAGTGCTCCCGAAGGAGCACTATTAATTATTATTTATTACGCGTTGTTTATATTTTGAATATACTCAACTGTAACGAAACCAACTCCAGTCGAACCTGCTGAGAAGTCAATGTAAATTGGTAAATCACTTGAACCTATATCAGCCCAAGTATCACCGTCTGTAATTGTACCTGTAGATCCATACTTAAATACATTAGCCGCTGTCCCTGCTGCTAAAGCAGAAAACAATTCAGTTGATGTAGATGTAGTACCCATAGAAATATTAGCTGCAGCTGTTGCTGTAGTAATATTAATAATGATCTCAGTGATTTGGCTATTAGCCGGAATTACTATTCCAGTGTCCGCTGCTGTAGTGGATTGAGTCCATCCTGCAGTTTGAGCCATTTTTACAAAACCAGTGTTTTTAACATTAGTCCCAACTGAAGTTCCAGTTGTATTTCTAATCGTTCCCGCTTTTATCGGTCCCGAAAATGTAGTTGTTGCCATAATATTCCTCCTAGAATATTTAAATGTAGTCCCTAGGGGATGTCGACTATACGCGTCTACATTTAAGTTTATTAAAAATGTATAGTGCTTCTTTTATACTATACAATTAATTAGAGCGCAAGAGGGCTTTGTTTATGTTATGATTTTTAGGATGTAGCTTCTAAGTAGCTACTGAAACTTCTGGTGCAGACATTTCAATGTTATTTTGTCTGTCTGCTAGTTTGGCCTCTTCGAGTTTTATCTCAGTGATGACATCTCTAATAGCGCCATCAATTTTGACCATATCGAGAGTATATTTACCTTGTTGCTCATACTCCAACTGCCACTTCAACTCCAAGGACCGTTTTTGTTTGTACAGGTCTTG